GCGCGGGACACCCTCGCTAAGATCAAGGCCGCAGCCGATTCGAGCCTCGCGGCGACGGCCACCGCAGCCGATACGGCCAAGCAGAATGCCGCGGTCGCCGTGTCGTTGACCTTTGCCGAGCAGTTGGTAGAGCAACAGTGGTCTAAGGACAGTGTGGCGCTCGCCAGTAAGGACTCCACCATCGGCTCCATCACCGCGGAGAAGATTCTTCTACAGGCGCGTGTGGTCGTTGCAGATAGTTCCACCGCGGCGGAACACGCCAAGTTCGTAGCCGAGAAGAAAAAGACTCCCCCGAAGTGGGAGAGCATCACCGTGAAAGCCGCAGAGGCTCTCGGAATCGCGCTGTTGACACACCTGATCTTCAAGTGAAAACTCTTCTTTGTATCGGCGGAATCTTTGCGCTCTATTCCTTGGTTATCTACTGGGTAGTGTTTGGGCGCGGAGCCTTTCGGGTCGTTTACAATCCAATTGCTGGCTGGCTCATACGAACGCTGGCATCGGACATGGAAGCAACAACTATCGGAGCGCGCTGCTATATGGCAGTACGCGGAACCACACTTAGTTCAGATGGTGTACTTCATGAACGGTTCCATTATGAACAACAGTGGCGCGCGTATCCACTGACCTTTCTCCCACGATACTTCTGGCTCTTGGCTTTGCGCGGTTATGGTTGTCATCCCATGGAGGAAGCTGCTCGCAAAGCTGCGGGGGAATCCTCGGAGTGTGTCAAGTGAGTGGCAACGCAGCGGATCCGCGGCTTCTAGGCACCGATGCCGAATCTGGCATTACCGAGATATTCCACTACGATCCGGACACGGATGGGTTCACCATCCACACGCAGCAAGATGTCACGGCGCTTGTAGAGGGTAATAAGTATCTGCACAACGAGGACACGGGGACGAAGTTCGGAGAACTTACGCGCGTTGCCTCCATCCCAATGTCCATTTACGTCGAACTCAAAAAGCAGGGTATCATTGACGACCAAAAGCGCTTCCGCAAATGGCTCAATGATCCCGAAAACCGATTCTTTCGGACACGCGGAGGGCGTGTATAAATGACGAGACTATTGGGCGCCGAGGGAGAAGCACTCCCGCATAAGTATCGCGTGGTCATCGCCGTCCCGTCGCAGGACCTTTGTGCCGTGGGCTTTGCGCATGACCTCGCGCGCCTGACAGGCTACGTGGGCAGCACTCGCCCCGACATCCAGATATACCTCGTGACGAGCCGCGGGACCATCATCCCGCAGCAGCGCACCGAGTTGGCGAAAATGGCGCTGGGCTACGATGCTACGCATATCCTCTGGCTGGATAGCGACATGCGCTTCCCCAAGGACGCACTGGATCGCCTGCTGGCCCACAACGAGCCGATCGTTGCCTGCAACTACTCCACGCGCCGCCCGCCGATCACGCCTACGGCAGCGCAGGCATTCAATCAGCACACGTTCACCGACGAGACCTCGACTGGGCTACAGGAAGTCGTCCGCTGCGGCATGGGTTGCATGCTCGTCAACATGGATGTATTCAAGAAACTCTCGGCGCCGTGGTTCGCCCTCGGGTATATCCCGAAAGAGAACGACTTCGTAGGCGAAGATGTGTTCTTCTGCCAGAAGGCTGCGCACAATGGGTTCGCCGTCCTGATTGACCACGATCTCTCCAAGGAAGTCGAGCATTTGGGCGAGTTCCCCTACCGCGCCGAACATGCGATCTTTCTCCGCGACCAGAACGCCGCTAATGCAACTCCTCCGGAAGTAGATACCGCCGAGGCACCGGCTCCGAATGGCCCTTGATACCTACGCGCACCTGCAGACCGCGGTAGCAGACTGGCTCAACCGGACTGATCTAACCACGCAGATTGTGGACTTCATCCAGTTGGCCGAGTCTGAGATTTCGCGGCGCCTCCGCCGGACTTCGGTGCGCACGACGATCACCATTACGGCGCGGGATACGGTCATGCCCGCGGATTGTTTGGAACTTCGGTCGATCTATCTGCAGTCGGGAGAGCCATACAAGGATCTCCCGATCCAGATCGTCTCGCCGGAAATGCTCGCGGAAGCACGGGCACGCCGGGCAAATACGGCGTACCGCCCGCAGTATGCTTCGCTCGTCGGGACTCACATGATCGTTGCACCCGATCCGGACCAGAACTACACCGCCGAAGTCATTTACTTCCAATCGCTCACGCCGCTCACGGGCGGCAGTTCGACAGGGGCCAATTCGATTCTCACGAATTCACCAGACGTATACCTCTATGGGTCACTCCTGCAGGCCGAGCCCTTTTTGGAGCATGACGAGCGCATTGCGGTGTGGCAATCAAAGTTTGATAACGCCATCAACCAACTCAACGATGTCCGCGACCGCGAAGAGTATAACGCGAGCATTCGTCCGATCCGGCTCCCCGTGGTATTCGACTAATGGACGAAGGTGAAATCATCCTCAAGCTCGGACAGCATGACGAAAAGTTGCGGAATATTGAGCTCGTCACTACGCAGACTTCTCTCGACGTCCGGAGTCTCATGCAACAGTTCCACACGGATGAAGGAAAACACTTAGCTCGCGTTCCGGTCAAAACGTGGTTCATCCAGACGACTAGCGCCGCCGCAGCCGCTATTGCGGGCGCCCTTATGGCACTAAAATTCGGAGCGCATAAGTGAGTAAACCCTTCGGCATCATTCCTCCCGAGCCGGGGCGACAGTCCTCTCTGGATGGCTGCGCCCCGGCGTTTGCATTGAAGGTGAAGAATGTCCTTGCCGCGATGCAGACTAAGGGATTTGATCCTATCGTCTTTGAAGCCCTCCGGAGTGCCGAGCGTTCGGTGTGGCTCTATGGCTTCGGGCGCGATTACGATGATGGGCGCGGCGTGGTCACGCAAATCCTTCCGACGCAGCACTCGTGGCACTTTTTTGGACTGGCCGCGGACATCATCAGCAAGAGTAAAGAGTGGAATGCTCCGGCGGCGTTTTGGACAGCGCTCCGGGCTTGTGCCGAAGCCGAAGATCTTGTGTCCGGCCAGCAGTTCTCACGCCCCGATGGGCCACACGTCCAGTGGAATATCAAAGGGATGCACTGCTCCCCGACTCCCGCTGCGCAGGCGCTTTATGACTCAGGTGGACTACCGGCAGTTTGGGCTGTCTTGCACGCCGAATGATTGAAAAACTCCTTCCGCTCAAATTTCCTCCGGGCCTCGCGAATACAGGCACGACCTATCAGTCAAAAGGTCGCTGGCACGCGGGGAATTTTGTGCGTTTCTTCAATGGAGCGATTCAGCCGATTGGTGGATGGGCGAGCGTCGGCCTGACCGGCGCCAGCATTTCGGGGATCCCGCGGACCGCGCATGCGTGGCTCACGACGAACGGGACCTCGGTGATTGCCCTTGGAACTTCGACGCATCTCTACGCGATTGTGGCGGGAGTCGTCTACGATATTACCGGTACGGCTACGGTGGGTGTAAGCCCGACATGGACGCTGGATAATTTCGGGGACTATCTCGTAGCGAATGCCTGCGAAGAATCTGCCGGACTCATTGGCCTCGCCGCGGGTGCGGGCTATTGGGATGGCAACACCTCGCACGCACTCCAGCGGTTCAATATCACATCCGGCCATATCGCGCCAGATAACGCGCAGGCGACCTTCGTCACGCCGGAACATTTCGTCGTCCTTCTCGGCGGGGTCGATCCGCAGGGCGTTGTTACTCCTTCTTCGGTCGCGGATATTCGCATGGTCTTTTGGGCCGATCAGGATAGTCTCACCGATTGGGATTTCTCTTCGAGTACGAATCAGGCGGGCGCATTCCCACTACAGACGAATGGCGCTCTCATTTGCGGGGCCGCGGGCCGCGGGCAGTCCTTGATTTGGTCCACGACCGACCTCTTCACAATGACCTATATCGGCGCCCCACTCGTATATAGCTTCGCGAAAGTTGGGAGTAATTGTGGCGCGATCAGTAGCCGTGCCGCTATCGTCCAGAATGGCGAGGCCCTCTGGATGGGCCCGAATGGGTTCTTCAAGTACGATGGATTCGTGAAGCCAATCGACTGCGATATGCAGGACTTTCTCTTCACGAACATCAATCGCTCTCTCGCCGCAAACATTTGGGCACTCCACAACGTGGCCTACAACGAAATTACGTGGTTCTATCCGAGCCTAAACGCATCGGACGTCGATAGCTATATTACCTATAACTACGTCGAGGACCACTGGGTGTCTGGCTCACTCGTCCGCACCGCCGGAATCGCAAGTATCCCACCGGGCATGGTGGCTGGGGTACAGGTACCGGGCATGTTCAACGCGAGCGGGACGTTCTTCGAGCATGAGACAGGGCTTTCGTTCAATAGCGAAGGCACGCCGAGTCTCGAAAGCGGTCCGATTGAGTTGGGCGACGGCGATCAGTTGATGGCTATTCAGCATATTGTCCCCGACGATAAGACGGTAGGCGATGTGAACCTCACGATCTACACAACGAATTATCCCGACACCGCCGAAGTTTCCAACGGGCCATATACGCTTTCGTCGCTGACGAGCGTTCGGCTCAAGGCACGGCAGGTACGGATCAAACTGACGCAAGCCGCCGCCCACGCATGGCGCGTCGGTGTGATTCGACTCTCGGCCATCCCGAGCAGCAGCCGCTAATGCCCAATCTCTCGCTTCCCTCGCCGCCGCTCAATTACGATCCGCAAAACGAAGCCCAAACGCGGGCGGCGATTGAGCGGGCGTTCTTGGGCATCAACAACGGGGGAAGTACGGGCATGGTGAACCCCATGACCACCGCCGGGGATATCATCATTGGTGATACACTCGGTGTGCCGAAGCGTCTCGGGGCGCAGGCGAACGGGGACGTTCTCACGTTGCAAGGCGGGTCTCCGGTATGGGTGATGCCGTCCTCTGGTTGGGGCGGCGTCCGCATTGATCCCTTTTGGGATTCAGTGTTTATCCAGATGCACTTGGATAGCTATACGGGTGGCGTCCTCGTAGATAAGAAAGGCCACACGATTACAATGACGGGCACTTCGCTTTCCACGTCGATCCCGCATCCCTATCTACAGCCGTATACGCTCTTTGCGGGCGGCACCGATAAGGTCGTCATCACGACGAGTACGCTCCCGCGCTATCGGGGCGATCAGAATTTTACCATTGAATTCTGGTTCAATTCCTCGACGGGTACGGCGAATCAGATTCTCTTCTCACACGCGAACGGGAATAACAACGCCGGAACGATCTTCGTTCTCCTCAACACCGTTCTCAACAACGGTCTCCTCCAATTTCAGGCGATTGGCGATGGGACGATGACCGGAACGGTGAGCCATATCGACGGGCTCTGGCACCACGTCCGAATTGTCCGCAGTTGGGATGTGTGGATGATGTTCGTGGACGGGCTTCTTGAAGCTGCGCTCACGGCCATCACGGCACGTCAGGGCGACTTCTCCGGTGATATGTGGCTCGGAGCTTCCCCCGCCGCTGCTACGCCGGTCCACTATGTCGGCGGTCTCGCGGAGTTTCGCTATACGATTGGCGTCTCGCGCGGGACTATGCCATACGCAGTTCCTCTCTCGCGGTACCCGGATGGTTGATACTCCGCCGATGGAAGATTTCAAAGCCTATATCGACGCCGCGTTGATGTACGCTGGTGGTACACACGATTTCAGCGATGTGCGAGGTATGGTCGAGCGGGGCGAAGCGCAGTTCTGGCCGGGGGTACATTCCTGCGTAATAACGCAAGTAGATTACCAACCCCGCCGCCGTATCCTCAACATTTTCTTGGCAGGCGGAAATCTCGCAGAAGTGGAAGCTATGACCCCACTCATTCTCAAGTGGGGGTATGACCAAGGTTGTACCGCAGCAACGTTTGTTGGGCGAAAAGGATGGGAGCGCACCTTCCTATCCCGCACCGGCTGGGAACCGCAGATGGTCATGTTCTCAAAGGAATTGAAGGGAGACGAGTACGATGGGTAAGGCGAAAACAAACGTTGGTGCATCGCAGAGTTCGTATGGGGGCCAGACTGGGCCCGACAAGGCGACTCAAGCGTATATTGACCAGATCCGACAGGCCGCGACCGCCGCGGGCGCCGCAGGACCGGGGTCGCTCCTCAACGGCGCCGCAGGCTACAACACGGGCCTTATCAACGCGGGGAATACGGGTCTCGCAGCCCTCTCAGGCGATCCGACCGCTACAGCGGCGCTGATGGATCCCTACCAGAAACAGGTCGTAGACGCAACGAACGCGCAGTTCGATATGTCGGGACGGCGTGCGGTGACGGACGCGAATTCTGGCTCAACGCTCGCGGGAGCTTTCGGCGGTTCGCGAAGTGGGGTCGCGCAGGGTGTCGCGACAGCGCAGAATGAGCTCAACCGGAACTCGACGGTCTCGGGACTCCTGAGTTCCGGTTTCAATAACACGATGGCACGCGCGGGCACCCTTGCCGCGGGCGGCTTTCAGGGCGCTGGGGCGAATGCTAACCTTGGCCTCGCGGGCGTGGGTAATCAACCGCTCTGGCTCGTGAATATGCTCAAGAACGGCTTTACGGGTCTCCCGTACGGGCAGAGTTCATCGGGTAATCAGAACAGCTTCAACGCACAGGCCAAGTGGAATCAGGTGGTCCCCTAATGCTTCTTGACGACATGCAGGATGATGGCTCGACTAGCAATATTGACGACCTGATGAACAGCGGCCTCTTGGCCCCAACGCAGAATGGTCAGCCGGTCCCGCTACAGACAGCACAGACACTCGGCCCCGCCCCCAGCGCCGATAGTTCCGGCTATCGCGCTCCAGCAGCCGCCACCCTCAGCCCGGGTGCGGCACCACGGAAGCCGATGGTAGATCGCATCCACGATTGGCTCATGGATAAGCTCGGCGGGAATGATATTCCGGCGGGCTATCAGGGTCTCTTGGATCAGTCGGGCGTCTCTCCCGAAGAAATTCAGAAGTCGAAGCCGGGCCTCGGCACTGTCATCGGGCGTACGCTCGCAGGCGTTGGCGAGGAAGGGGACATGCGCGCCCGCATGGAACACCTGATTCAGTTGAAACAGGCGACGGCAGGTATCGCAGAACAGCAGCGCCTCCGCGGCGTGCATCATAGCATGGCGCAGATGTTCCCGCCGACCCCCGGCGAGAGCGAAGCGCAGTTGCACGACCGTATGCAGCAGATGTACGCATACCTTGTCCAGAATGGCGATCTTGAAGGGGCGAAGGAACTCGGACAGACGGCGCGCGCGATTATGGCGATGCCGAAAACGCCAACCCTCAATCCGGAATGGGAGACGGTCCACAATGTCAAGGGTGATCCGGCTGGGGCGTTTGCGGGTCAGACCGTCACGCGGATTATCGACAAGCGAACGGGGAAGGTGATTCAGGAACTTCCCGAAGCTCCGGCTCCGAAGTCGGGAGACGCTACGGCTGCGACAACTCGCGAGAACAACAGTATGCGCGAGCGCATTGCCAATGACTTCGAGACGAATACGAAGCCCTTTGCGCAGGCGTTGTCGAACTACAACGTAGTCAAAGCCGCGACCGATAAGCCGTCTAAGACGTCCATGATGTCGGCACTCACGGGCTATGCGCACTTGATTAGTCCGACCGTCCGTGGCGTGGGACCGATCCTGAATATCCTGAAAGACAACATCGGAAGTTTCTCGGATAAGTTCCAGCGCTATATCAACAAGGGCATGACTGGTCAGTGGGAGCCGGGATTTCTCAACGAGATCCAGTCGGCTGCCGATGATATCATGCAGTCGCATGCACGCGATTACGAAGTCACGCGACAGGCGCACCTGACCCGCGCGAAAGCAGCGGGGATTCTAGACGATAATATGCAGAGTATTCTGGTTCCCGCACCGACCTTCGGTGCGCCCGCCGCAGGTATCCTGCCGGGTCCCGCGCGTAAAACCGTGGGAGATCTTCGGAAGAAATTGGGGAATCAGTAATGGATCCGATTCTCGTAGCGGCGGCGCGGGCGCTACTCAAACAGTCCGACTCTGCTGATGCGGAGAAGTTCATGCGTCAGGCCACCGGCGGGAAGTACGGGGCTGATGACGCCGAAGGCTACCTCAAAACGATCAACACCGATATCACGCCGAAGAATGTTGCGCGGAGCTATCTGCAGGGCGTAACCTCGAATTTCGGGGACGAACTGATGGATCAGGACCCGTCGCAGATTGGAACCGGTCCGGTGGCGCGGGCGACAGATTCCCTCTTTCCGGGGGCTTCGCTCGCTGCCGGAGCCGCCCTCAAGTGGCTCGGAGCCGGAAAAGGGGCGGGCGAGGATGTCCGCGCGAGGGATGAAGCCTTTGCCGCGGCGCACCCGTGGATCAATGGCGGGGCGCGCATGGCGGGGACGGTTACCGCTACGGCAGCCATTCCTGAGCTTGGGATCGCGTCTAAGGCCGGTCCGCTCGTTCGGGGTGCCTTGGCCCTTGCCAAAGGTGCTGGAACCGGCTACGCGCTCGGGGCGGCGAATGCCGCGGGGAATGTAGAACCGGGCGAAGATCGCTCGGCGGCATTGACGAGTCCGGAAGCTCTGATTAGCGCCGGGATTGGTGCTGCCGCCCCCGCGGTGGTTGGCGCCTATCGCTATATCGCGAATCCGGTTCGGCAGGCGGCAAACCGCATGGGCACCGCGATTGCGCAGTCCGGCGGCGTCCGTGCCTTGCTGGATAAACTAGAACAGTTCAAGCAGGCGGGGCTGGGCGATCAGGTCACCCTTGGCGACCTTTCCCACCCCCTGTGGGCGTCTCGCGAGTTTGCGACCAACGCTAGCGAGGACGCTGCGAATAGTACCATCCCGCTTGTGGCGGGACGGCAGGCGGGACAGATCCCGCGACTGATGGATAAAGCCAAGCAACTGCTTCCGGAGTTCGGAAGTGAAACCCCGTCAGGGAGCGGGCGACTGGACTACTTGAAAAGCACGCGCAATGCGTGGGCCGAAGGACCGGATGGCTATGGCGGTATCCGCGGCGATCTCCCGGTCGGCGGGGCCGTACCGAACACCAATTTTGCGCAGCCCGCACTTCCGATGTCTGAGGAAGGACAGGCGTTCGTCAAGACGATGAAGCAGTTGGGCGTTAGCGACGAGAACATGCCGGGTGTCGCTCGCCGGATGGTCACGGCGCAGGATCGCGATGCTGGAAACGCCTTTGGCGGCAGTACCGGCATGATCCAGCGGCATGCGCAGGGCTTCCTCAACGATCTTGAAGCAGGCGCTCCGTCTGCGGCTCGGGGAGCAAA